ACTAAAAGATTATTGGGGAATTGATATGGGCGGTGCTGTTGCTCCCGTACAGAAGAAACCCACGCCAACTCCCGTCGCACCCCCATCGGCTGCTCCCACAGGCAGCGGTGCGGCGGGAGGTCCCGACTTGAGCGTGGATCAGAAGGCGGGGAAGGTCAAGAAGGATGCGTTCGGGGTGGAACAACTTGGCGACATCAGTGGGTCTAAGATTTTGACGACAGGTGAGACGGTCAACACGAAGAAGAAACCAACGACCACGCTACTCGGTCAAGAACTATAGTAGGTGTAACATCATGGCGGTGACACCGGAAGATATCATCAAAAGATTTGATGAGTTGAAAAGCGAGAACGGCATGTGGCAAAACCACTGGACCGAAGTCGCTGAACGTGTGTTGCCTCGCTACGCCGAGGCTATGCAGAACCCCTCATCGAACCAACTCACTCGCGGTGACAAGCGCACCGACAAGATGTTCGATGCCACGGCGGCGTTGGCGTTGGATCGGTTCGCGGCGGCGATGGAGAGTATGCTCACGCCGCGCAATCAGAAGTGGCAACGGTTGAAGCCGTCCGATAATGCGCTCGGGCGCAACCACCGGGTCAAGTTGTGGTTCGAGGCCGCGACGAACGAGTTGTTTAAACAACGCTACGCACCGAAGGCGAACTATGCCAGCCAACAGCACGAGGTCTGGATGGGTTTGGGTGCGTTCGGCACAAGTATCATGTTCACGGACGCGCACGACAAGGGCGGTCTACGGTATCAGGCGGTTGATCTTCGTGAAGTCCTGTTCGAGTTGAACCATCAAGGTATTGTGGACACGGCCTACCGTAAGTTTTCACTAACGGCGCGGCAGATGAAGCAGCGCGTGGATACGAAACGGTGGGACAGCATACCGGATGAGGTCTCGAAAGTTCTGAAGACGAAACCAGACAAGATGTTTGAGATCATCCACTGTATTCGGCCTCGTATTGAGGTGCAGTCGGGGCGGTTGGATGCGAAGGGTAAAGAGTTCGCGTCATACTATGTTGCCGTAGAAGGTAAACACATGTTGAGCGAAGGTGGCTATGACACCTTCCCTTATCAGATATCCCGTTATGTTACCGGGCCGGGTGAGAAGTATGGTCGATCCCCGGCTATGTTGGCGCTACCGTCGATCAAGGTTCTGAACGAACAGAAGAAGACGCTGCTCAAGCAAGGCCACCGTACCGTCGATCCGGTGTTGCTGACGCATGATGATGGGGTGTTGGATACATTCAGCCTAAAACCCGGTGCGATCAACCCTGGCGGTGTATCAGCGGAAGGTCGGGCCTTGGTCCATGCGCTCCCCACAGGGAGTTTAGCGGCGGGTCAAGAGTTGATGGACATGGAGCGCGGCACGATCAACGATATCTTCTTGGTCAGCCTGTTCCAAATTCTTATTGAAACGCCGACCATGACGGCTACGGAAGTTCTCGAACGCGCACGGGAAAAAGGTGCGCTGTTAAGCCCGACGATGGGCCGTCAACAATCCGAACAGCTTGGGCCTATGACGGTTCGGGAAGTTGATCTCTGTATGAAACAAGGTCTGTTCCCACCGATGCCGCCTGAGATGATCGAGGCTGAAGGTGAGTTTGATATTGAGTACGACAGCCCTCTATCTCGGGCGCAACGCGCCGAAGAAGCGAGTGGTTGGCTCCGCACGTTGGAGGCGGCGATTGCCTACGCCAATACGACACAAAACTTGGATGTGTTGGACAACTTCGATGAGGATGTGATCTATCGTAATCTATCAGAGATTAACGCGGTTCCGGCCTCGTGGATGCGTGACGAAGACGGCATTAAACTACGCCGTGAGCAACGCGCACAACAACAACAAATTCAACAAATGGTCGAGGCGGCACCGGCAGCAGCGGGTGTGATGAAGGCAATTCAGTAATGAGCGGTCTTGAAGCGATACAAAATCGCCTACCGACTAAGTTAGATAAACGAGGTTTATTTCCATCGGATAAACGCACAACTAAACCTTTTGATCCTAGTGGTAGCGGGTTTGACATAAACTCTGCGCTAGACGCCGGTATGACAAGACAATCAGAACCAGGGCCTAACTTTGGTCATTTTGGAAGCGTTGTCCCAACGACACCGAAACAAAGACAAGATTTTAATTTACCCGAAAATAGTTATATGATCCTAAAAGGTAGGCAACACAAGACATATAACAAAGCGGTACAAGGGGAGATCAACAGAGGTTTTAAAGTGTTACGACGCGGCTCTAGGGACTTCTCTGTTCCTGCTAAAATTGGTGATATTTTAGATGAGTGAGGTATTTGACGCTGTTAAAGATTTTTTAACGGGTAGGGGTAGTTTTTAATGCCTTCAATAACCGATAAAATACTAAAAGGTAATACGACAGTAATTGGTGGCGTACAAGTTCGTGAACCTTATGATACAGAACGAGCCTTCTTTAAGAAACACCCTAAAGTTGGTGGTATGGCGTCTAGTGACAATAAAATAATACTTAACCCTTTTTCAAATTTAAGTGAGCAAGAGAAAGAAGCAGTTGCGTTTAATGAAGCGGCCAGAGTTCATATGCGAACGGATAAGAATCTGAAACCAAATTTTGAATTGACAGAAGAACAACACGCTAATTTAAAAGGTTCTTTCTACGAACACGCAAAAGAACAAGATCGTAAGGCTACTATCGCGGCGAGATTATTGAGTGGTGATCCTTCAGGGGGTGTACCCACACCGGAACAATCTGATTTTGTACGCAGATTAAAAGGTAAGATGTTCCCTCAAGTAAAAATTGGTGATATTTTAGATGAGTGAGGTATTCGACGCTGTTAAGGATTTTTTAACGGGCAGGGGGCAAGCCTATCGAAAGACGTTCTCTAATGTTCATGGTGAAGCCGTGTTAGAAGATTTAGCTAAGTTTTGTCGGGCTAACGAGACGACTTTCTTACCGGACGAACGGGCCAGCGCCGTACTGGATGGTCGGCGTGAAGTTTGGTTGCGAATACAAAAACACTTACACTTGAACGACGACGAACTACAACAGTATTTTAACCCGAAATAGGAGATAATACAAAATGTCTGAAGCAACAGGGTCCGAAGGATCGGGCAACCCCGGTGGTTCACAAGAGGGTGCACCGGCACCGGATACTTCTAACGTTTCACAAGAGGGCGCACCCTCGGGGGTTGCGCTACAGCAAGAGGGTCAAACATCCGGTCATTGGTTGGATAACGTTCAAGACCCGGCGACACGGGAATGGGCGGAAGCTAAAGGGTTGCGGAACGCGCCTATCGATGCTGCACTAAGCAGCTACCATAATTTAGAGAAACTCATGGGCGCGGATAAAGCAGGGCGCACGGTTGTACTCCCTGGTGATGATGCCTCCCCTGAACAACGCGCCGAGTTCTTCAACAAACTTGGTCGGCCTGAAGCGCCGGACAAGTATAGTGTCACCTTACCTGAAGGCACCACCGACACCACGCGTCTCGATATGATGCGCGAAGCCGCGTTCGAGGCGGGTATTACGGACGCGCAGTTAGCGAAGTTGGCCGAGGCCGATCAACGGTATATCGAAACGGCCATACAGAGCCAAGCCGATGAGAGCGTTATCTCTGCCGCTGATGCAGAGTTGCAACTCAAAAAAGAATGGGGTGCGGCGTATGATCTGAAGGTAGCCGGTATCGATGTTGCGGCCTCGAAACTCGGTTTTACCGAAGATCATCTGAACGGTCTTCGTAACGCTATGGGTCCTGTCGAAGCGATGAAATTCGTTGATAACCTGAATACGAAAATGGGCGACCATAATTTCGATGAGGGTGATGATACGATGATAAATCATAAAACGCCGGCTCAAGCGAAACAGGAACTAAGCGAGTTAACCATGAATAAAGACTTCATGGACGCTTGGACGGATCGATCCCATCCGGGTCATGCCGCTGCTGTTGAGAAGAAAGCCGCACTTGCCCGGTTGATCTCAGGTCATGTTTAAACACTTTAGTTAGGAGTAAACGCTATGGCGTTAGGAAAGAGTGGGGCTGAAGAAGCCTTAGATGTTGTCAAAGACACAGAAAAATTTAAAGACCGTCTCGCTGAATTAGCGAAGATGGAGAAAAACGCCAAAGCAGCTTTGCAAAAAAGCACGGAAACTAATAAACGTGTTTTTGCCGAGCAAGACGCAAAGGTTAAAGAAGCGGATAAATATGTTGCTGATGCGAAAGAACGCGCCAAACAAATTGAAGCCGGCGCTAATCAAGCATTAACCACGGCGCAGAAACTTGAAGCGGAACTGGCTAAGAAAGAAAAAGACCTTATCAAGCGTGAAGATAAGGTCCGTGAAGCTGCGGCTGTCGTGAAGCAACAGAAAGAAGAACTGCAAACGGATCGCGCCGCACTGATTGAACAAGTCGCGCAATTCAAAAAAGCCGCAGAGGCCGCGTGTAACGGTATCGTTTAAACATGGCGGTCGAAGGTTTAACGGATCGTTCTGCAAAAGTTGGACACCACCTTGATGGGGAGTTAATCACCTATTCTGATGGTTCCACGGGTTTTGTGCAGACAACTAGGCCATATACTTTAAGCAGTTCAGCTAATAGTACAACAACACCACTAACGGGGGGTGCGACTTTTACCGGTGTTGGTGAGTTGAACTTTTTAAGTGACGTTATGGTGTCCTGCCAAACCGATAACTCAGGCACCATGTATTTTGACTTCAGCGTGGATGGAACAAATTGGACGACATTTCCGGTCAATGGCTTTAAGGTTGCCAGCGGTATTCATGAATTTCATACGGCGGTTAAGGGGCCTCGTTATTTTCGTGTCCGTCTAGTTAACGATAGTGGGGCACAATCTTATCTAAGACTTTACACTTACTTCGGTACTTTTAGACAAGGTAACAGCCCTCTCAATCAAACCGTTAGTCTTGATACGGACGCCACCCACGTCAGGCCATCGGATTTTCAAGATGAGGTGAGAATTGGGCGGCGCTCCGGTGTTACAGGTTGGACAAAGTTTGGGTATCGTTCTAATTTGACGGCCTCAGTGGGCGAAGAAACTATCTGGGAAACCACTGGTAATTTTACACCAATGACAGCCGCTGATACGTTTAACATTGCGTATGATGGGACAAGTGGCGGTAGTACGGACGGGTCGGGCACAACGGGCGCAACACAACTAACATTTTATTATATTGATGCAGACGGGAATGAGGCTATTGCCGCCCACAATCTTGAAACGGACGGGACCGATACGACAAGTTTTACTGGCCTTGGAATTAACCGTCTTGCCGTTTCGGCAAGCGGGGCTAATGAAGCTAATGTAAGCGCGATTACCATCACAGATACAACCGGCGGCACAACCCAAGCGGTAATCCCTGCAGGGGAATCCGTGACACAACAATGTATTTTCTTTGTCGGGTCAAATCACGACGCTGTAGTGAAGTTTTTATATTTGCACGTCAATAAGCCCAGTGGTGGAAACGCGTCGGTTCAAATCAAAGGTTATGCTTGGAATCGTGCTATCGCAACAACATTTGAGGTGTTTCGCACAACCATTGACACCAGCGTGGAGACAACCGAAACGCTAAACGACCCCATTGGGTTTGCTTTGAATCCGCAAGATGTTTTATTTTTTACGGCGAACACAAGCACAAATGCTGCCGAGGCTGTCGTTCGATTTAGTTTAAATCATTACCAGAGAGCATAAATTCAAAAATGTGTTGCATTTAATTGTTGTTTATGTAAATAATTGGGTAAGCACACCATAAGGTGTCGAACAGGTCTGTCTGACAACCCGTAAGGGCCAGCGAACGACCCTAGTAGTGGCCCCAGAATTCTCTGGATAAGCCTACAGCTTTTTGTTTAATTTTGACAGAAAGAAGGGCAAATCCATGTCAAATGAAATTTTGGACTGGTCAGTAATTGACTATAAGTCC